ATGTTGATGGAAGGAAAAACACAATTATGGTTTAAATTTGACCCTTCGAATAGATTTATCAAAGATTTTTATAAGGTGTGGGATTCAGAAGTTTTCTTTTTAGCAATCGAAGATAGCTTATTAATCAATCTCTACTATTCTAATAAGAACTACTTTAAAATCCCTGCTGCAAAAACTAGAATGAAGAAAGACGTATATTTTTTGTTTGATGTGGTGACTGACGTGCCGGACGCTCGAAGCGATCATCGGCGTTATGACTATATAAAGTATACTTTCGTTGATCCAGAAAGATACAAAGATTAAAATAGGCTACCTAAAAAGGTAGCCCGGAACGGATTTTATCACCATACTTATGAAAGGAGATATTTTTTAAGTTGGTATTAAGATTGTGTAATATGATGATATCTATATTTTATAGTATCAGTGCTATAAAATCAAAAATAAGTCACTAATTAACTATCACTCCAATTATAAGCCTTTTTTCTCACTTTTTTTCAAAAATATGGTATGCTTTTTAATGGCTTCAAATATAAAAGAGTTTAAAGCGTAACACACTTATGGGGGAGTGGTTTTTGGGGAACGCTTTAAACTCTTCTTTATTATTATCTCACAATATAACCCAAATGTCTTTCTATTTAAAAATCAAAGTAAAACTTTTCAAATATACAGAAGTATAACTATGTGAAACATCCTTTCATTAATCCATAAAAGGATACATAAAAATGCCACTCATTTGAGTGGCAATGAAGAAAGACGTATACTTTTTGTTTGATATCGTGACTGACGTGCCAGACGCACGGAGCGATCATCGGCGTTATGACTATATAAAGTATACTTTCGTTGATCCAGAAAGGTATAAAAATTAATATAAAATAACAAAAAAATTACTTTTCAAAAAAAGACTCAGTATGCACTGAGTCTTTTTTAATCTTGTCCTTCTTTGAAAGTATTATAAACGTTAATAGCTGGAATATGAATTTGATCTATCCCAGAAATAGAAGATAAAGTAGAAATGTATGCTCTTATATAAGGATAAGCTATACTTATCATATTTAATCCAAACTTATCAATTACAGGAGATTCTTCACTATATTTTCCTATTTGGTCATTAAAGAAGAATATCATTTTGACAAAACAATAAAATGGTTTATCTTCTACTTCAAAATCTTCGTTAAAGATTTCAACAGTTAATATCAACCGAGCAGTAGAAGGATCATCCTTCTTTAGTCCAAAGTTACTTTCTACTTTTACTTCAAGTTCATTTTCTTCTTCAGAATACCAATCAGAAAAATCAACATCATTTTTAACTTTAAATATTGATTCGCTAATAATATTTTTAACTAATCTTAAATCACTTAATTGAGCTTCTTTTTTTTTACCCATTTATGCTGCAGCCTCACTATATAAGTTTCCATTTAAACTAAGTTTTACAAAAGAAAAACTATTATTTTTAGATTTATCTTTATCTACGTAATCTTCAAATGACATATTGACTTTTATATCATTTGAACTGCTATTTTTAATCCTATTTTTTTCTAAAGGTAGGAAAAAATCGTCAGTTTTATTATAAGTATATTCATCCTCAATTATTCCGAAAGCAAAAAGTATTTCACGAACTGAGTCTTCTGTAACCCATTTTTTTACCTCATCTATACTTGAATTGATTTTTATAGACATATTATAAACACTCCTCCTCTAGTAAATCTATCTTATCTTTATTTCTTATACATAATTCTAATCCATTCGGAACATAAGAAACAAGTTTTCTGTCTTCTTCTGTTTCCTCACACGGCGTGAATGTCCACATCAGAACTGAAGAAATTGTTTTATTTTCTCGTCTAGCTAATTCATTAATAAAATTTTCTATAACTAACCCATCAATAACATGCTGGTTATGTGTATTACTGGGTTTGCCAAATTGTTCATATATAATTTTGACGTGCTGTAAAAAAACACTCCTAAATGCATGGAATTTATCTCTTACATCTTTTTCCTCAAAATCTAAAATTTCATCTTCTTCAAAATTAGAAATAACTTTCATTACTGTATAATCAGAGTGACATTTTGAAATAAATTTTTCAGCTAATTCCTTTGTATACACAAACGAATAAAAACCGTATCCAAGACTTCCTGGTGGTTTTGCCTTTCTTCCTCTCTTAGTTCGATTATAATTTATCCCCGTACTAAACTCTGTATTATAATTTGTTAACTTTATATTTTTTTTATCAAATTTAATTTTATCTTTTGCTATATCTGATGCGGTACCATGAAAACTTTCGTACCTTACCATATCTAAACTCCCACTTACTCATATTATTCTATTCAAAATGTAAAACTTGATTTAACATGTAAAATTGTCTCATAAAAAAATGTTTTATACAATAGATATACTAAAAGATATCAATTTTTTTTATTAATTGCTTTTATAGTTTATTTACACTATATGTACTGCTCCTCAACGAGGAGCTATTTTTATCGTTTAGAAATATTCAAAAACCACCGTTTGTCATGAAAATCTTGCGCTCCACCTTTAGTGTTTCCTTCTGGATCATTTGTTGCTCGCATCATTACGTAAACTTTTTTATTAGGGAAGTTACACATATTGAAAGATACATGATAACCAACATTTCCAGAAGTATTATAAGCTTGATTTACATCTGGTCTATAAATTCCATCAGCTTTTACTCTAGCTAATTCTTTCCCAGTATTGTAATCCATAATAAAGATATACTCGTATTTATAGTTAGCAATGTGCCATCCAGCCACATGCAAGTTTGCGTTTTCGATTTCTCCAAACTGATCAATGTGGGCGTAATTTGTTCCATCTGTTAGTGTAGGATTTGCTGCACCTGCTCTAGTTGGATCAATGACTGGTTTATCATCTGAAGTTGTCGGATTTTCATCGGTAAATCCATGAGCTAAATCATAGGCTAATTTTTCTTTACTTACGCCCATTTCAGAAAGATAACCGTAAGGGTCTGTATGATCGCCCCAAATATTTTGCGTTACCCATAAATGCGATTTGATTCCTGGTTGGTTATAAGGCGTGTCCAATGTTAGTGGAATACCATATTTTATTGCTGAATCTCTAGCCAATTCAACATATGCTTTATAGTTCTTTTCAAAAGTTGCTTTGTCATGTGTATGCTGTAATTCGATTTGCACAGGACTGTTAGCATTAGCATATGAACCAGCGCCGTACTGTACATAACCAGGTTGTCCGACTTGGTAAGCAATTCCACCGTCTCCCACAATGTAAGCAGTGTAAGCACTAGTCCATGAACGTTGCATATACTGTGCTTCATTGCGTCCTGTTGCTGTTTCATTAGCCGTTTCATGCAGTAAAATGTACTGATTATTTGCTACTTGTGAGCTACCTTCGTTTGGGCCCAAATTAAATTCATTGTTAATCGTATAGGCAAACCCATTAATTGGCAATAAAAAAAGAGCCGTTAATAGGCTCATCGCAGTAATAGTAATTTTCTTTTTCATTTGTTTCCTCCTATTTTTTCAAATTATATGCCGACACGCCAGTGATAACACCTAAGAATGTTGCTGCTGCATTGATAGTGAGTACTGTCATATCTGTTCCATTCCATCCATATGCTTTGCCTAACATGGCTACTAAAGCAGATGCAGCTGGTAATACTGTTAAAACCGTCCATTTAATGACTTGATAATATTTGTCTGGTAAAATCATTTCTTCTCACCTCCTTTACAATTTAGTCAAGAAATAGCCAATGATCGTAATGCCTAAACCGATCATGTAACCCCACGACCATTTATTATTGGCTTTCATTTCTTTGATATCTTCCGCATTATTAAGCGCAATAGAATATGCCTGATCCGCTCTATCTTTTGCACTTTCCGCTTTTTCGCGTAATGATTCGTAATTATCCAGTTTCGTTTCAATACGCACTAAACGTTCTACAACATCTTGTATTGCTTCGTCTTTCAACCAACTAGCCTCCTTTCATTGCAAAATAAAAAAAGTACTCGATTGAGTACGCTAGTAGCAGTTTTTAATTAATTGGAAATTTTATAATTCCATAATGTGTAATTTGTGTATTCTCGCGCTTGTCAAAGACTTCCCAGAAGCCATTCCTAAACCAATTGAAAATTTATCGCCAACTTTAGCATTCATACAATACATAGATACACTCAATTCAGTTCTAAACCAAAAGTTAGCGCCACTTGCAATACCCATACCGTAACCTGTATCCCATGTTTGAGTTTGATTAGTATCCTTCCACATGTTGATATAAACATACGTACCCCATTGATCAGCAAATTCTACCATAGTTTGTACATCAACTAAAATACTGCACTCTCTAGTAAATGTTGCTTCCCAACGATCAGCATTCCACTCTAAAGGACTTTCATTCATAGCAACATTTAGTTTTGTACCAATGGTTAACCTTTCTTCACTTACTCTAAATCTAGAATTTGCGTTTGCTGGTCTCAATTCAGTGCCACCGCTAAACCACGCCTCATATTTCACTGGTTTTTGCATTTCAGTCAGCGTGCTGTTGATTGTGGTTATTGATTTCGTATTGGCAGTTACTTTTTTATCAACTTCATTAATTGAAGCAGTCAACTGCGAATTAATCTCCGATACTTTCCCATCGGTATAATTGTTTGCTTTACCTGTGATTTCAGAAATTTTAACATCTGTAGCAAGATTGTCTTCGACATATTCTGGTGCTATATCCCATACATAATCTTTTGGATTGTTTGAGTCTCGCATGCCAATTCCTCGGTATTTATATTGATCGATGTTCGGTGTTCGTGTATCACCTTTTTCAATCTTGAGCCAGTCGATTTGACATGCGCCAGGATGATCTGCTGGGGTTTGATTTATGGCAGCTATTCTAGGGTCAGCAGCTACTTTATCTACTGTAACAGTTAATGACCACACATCTGTGAGTCCTTCCACAGGTGACAAATTACCATACCCACCAATGCCTGGGTTAAATAATCTAAAATTTTTATCCGCTGGTTTAGTACCCTTAAGCGTTACAGTGTAAGTTTCTCCCACAACAAAAGGCTCTGTCATAGTACCTTCATATATTTCGTACGCGCTAGTTTTAATTGGGAACGCAACAGACTTATTAGCAATATTTTCACCTAAAGGCGCTTTACCTAGCCAGTAAGGGTCATCTAGTAAGTTGGGCTGGTATGGTGTAGCGTTTGTTCCTTGCTCAACTTTAATATTTTCGATTAAAACCGTTCCAACAAATGGTTCTGTTGGTGTTGTATTAATTGTGAAGTACATTCTATCAAACTTTGATGGGTCTGTTGCAGCGCTAGAATTGGCTGTTGTATATATTCTAGTCTTCTGACCAACAGAAGCATCTTTAGCCGTTAATGGCAATATAATTGTTCCACCAGGGCTTTTTCTATATCCTAACCGTAAATTATCTAACTTTCCTGTATATCCTTCCATAACCGTAACATCTGCACTTAATGTATATTGAGTATTTGGTAATAAAGCTGGAATATTTTTCATAGATTCTAAAAAAGCAGCCCCATCAGTTTTAGTGAAAGTTACTTTTAAGGCATTCCCAGCATCTTCCACAGTAACACCAGACTGCGTATAAAAATTACTAGTTTTTAACGGTATCATTAAATTCGGATTCCCACTATAATCATAGCCCCCGAAGTCGATGCTATTGCTGTACATCACTTGTAAGTTACCTAACTTAGAAATTTCTTCTTTCAGAGCATCTAACTTGTCTTGTAGCGTTTTAGCTTGACCAGTTAAATCAGTAATCTGTTTATTTAAGCTGTCCACTCTACTTTTAATTTCAGCCATAAAAGCATCAAAAGTTTCGTTATATTTTCGAATCAACTCTTCCAATTGCGAAACATATTCATCAGCTTGGCCTTGCGAAATGTCAGACACTCCTAGTGAGAAAAAAATGATATCTTGCGTTGTTAAAATTTGATTGTCTTTTCTATATTCTACGTAGCAGTGTTTATAATATCCTGCTTCACTCATAAATGTGCCATCAAGAGAAAATGTGACTTCTTCACTAGTTACGCTAGTTGCAACACTATCTACATAACGGTTAGATGGTGTTGTTCCTTTTAAAGTAAATGTTCCGCCACTCGTATCCATCTGCAAGCCATTTAAAAATGGTTTAACAGTCACCGTAATTCCTTTGTCACCTTGACGAGCCATAATAGCTTTGGTGTAGTTTAATTCTTTGCTGAAATCTAAAGCCAAATTATATAAACTGCTAGCCATTTATATACCTCCTTGCTAAAATTCATTTTGGTCGTATTCGTGCACATTATAATCATGGTCATCAAGTTCTAGACGTTGATGCTCAAAACCTTTTCTGTGTGCTACTAAATTCCAAGAAAATAATACATTAGGTGTATCAGTTTCAATTACAAAATACTCTGGTGTAGTTTCTGTTACCGCGAATTGACATAATTTATTAGGTGTTAAGAATACATGATACAAACAAAGCGTAACTGTTTCTGCATAAATAGGGTCAATTGGCACATTAACAATGCAGTCTTTTCCTACTACAGCTTCCCCATAATCGGCAAAATAATTTTCTGGTGTTTCATAGGCATTTAATAGTCTTTGACCATAATGTTCTGTAGAGACACTGGCATTTTTAGTACCACCAGTAACACTAAAACCAGTAGATCGAACGTTAGCTATCGTTAACTTACCATTATACTTGTGAGATAACTCTACCCCAATACTATGGTAACCATTAACATTTGCCATGTTCGATGGTACACCAGTACCATCATTTCTGCTACCTGCCATCAAATCAAATGATGTAGACGTATTAACACCAAATGTACCATCATTAAAACTAAGTAAATACGCTGGAAATCTTGCATCACCCTTACTAACGGTAAACCCTTGTGCTTTATCTAATAATTGGAATCTGATATTTGACGTTGTTGTACTTCCGCTGGTAAAGTTTTCTGGTTTTTGTTTAAAATATACAACCCCATCACTGTTTCTTTTCCAAGAAATATCCCCATTTTTGATTTCTGTAGTAAAATCTGTACCTTGACTGGTTATTGTACCCCCTGTAATTGTAGAACCTTTAATCGTTACCCCTTCAATATTAATAGCCTTTAATACACCAGACGTAATAAAACTAGCGTTAAACACGCCGTCTAACGTCCATGCTGTTTCATATGTTCCGTTAATACCAGTTTTAGAAAAACCAATACCAGCGTTGTTGATTTGCAAAACATTCCGTGCGGTATTCTTATCTAGCGTGTCCATAATCAAAATACGACTAGGCGCTTCTTTAGGATCTAATAAAACATAACCACCATTTTGACCAGTAATCATATCAGTTTGATGATCTACAATATCATTGATTAAATCGCTGATTTCGCCGCCATTTTTCAATTGATCAATGGCATCATTAATCAAATTACTTATATTATTCTCTGTATTTTCTAAGAAGTTTGTTTTGACGTTTCCTACAACTAATTTATCGTATGAGTTAGTTAAAACATTAAACGTATATTCCACAATTCTTGCTGACATATTCACTTTTAACTGTGGATGATACACATCTACTCCGTCACCCATCGAAACTTTTTCCAGATCAACAAATTTTTCATAACCTCTTTGATGTCTCAATGGTACTAATTCAATCGAACCACTCACTTGTGGTTTTTGTTTATCTATGTTTGTTTTCAACCAGTCTTTAGCAGCTTCCCTTAATGAGGCTGCATCAGTCGCTTTGTCTTTAAAATCAACAAAAGAAACATATCCAGCAGGATAATCATCCACGTAATCCGTGAAAATAACTTCTTCTGGTAGAGTGATCTCATCTTCTCCTTCTGACGAACTGCTAATGAATGGATAAACTCCAACTAAAACACTTTGAGCATCTATCTCTAAGTCGAGACCAGTTAAGTTTTTAGTATAAATCGCTTTGATTTTATGATCCGTACCTAGCCTTTTTTCATGACGTAATGTGTTATTATCTTTAAGAAATTCCCCATGAAATCGATCTAGAATAGACCCCTCTTTTCCACCAAAGAATTCTAAAAAATTCGCTTTTTCTATCTTCACATTAGCAAGCGTATCTACTAATGATGTGAAAGAAAACTGCGAAGGAATAACTGGTTTCGCTAAAGCTTTTGCGTTTTGCCATGCCTGAGTAGCAGTGATCTTTTCTGTTCCGCTGTCATATTTATTCAACACCGATTTTCTTATATCATTGAAAATAGGTTCAGCTTTTACTTCTATCGTATTTCCTATTACGGAAGTCTTTGCATAATAAATCCGTAAACGTTGCTTTGCTCGATTTTCATCTACATAGCACTGAATAATACGTCCTTCTATAATCAAGTCTGCATTAGTTCCGCTTATTGGATAAGTACCCTGAAATATCTCGGCTCCGTTTAGTTTATTGCTAACAGTAGCTGTTAACCAGTCTGACAAAGCGCCTAAACCTTGCGTATCATATAAATGTTCAGCTAAATTATTCGCGTCGTTTTTATCGTAAATAGTTATTAAATTATCGATCATCTATTTCACCTACCTTAACCCATTACGATAAATTTGTATTTTGCTCAAACCAGTACAATTAAAATAATTAATATCCACTTGCAATGTCGGATATTGCATGGTCTTCATTTTGTTGGACCGATCTAAAATATCTCCGTCCGATTGCTCTTCGTAGCAAAGCATCAAATCACTATCAATAACTATGTCAGTTCCCACTACTAAGCCTTCAAAATTAAACACATAATCATTTAAGATGAATTGGCATGAAGTAGCTGAAGGAGTGATGATAATCTTTGGAAAACTTTCTTCTAAACTATTATTCAGCAAGTTAAATGACTGTGGTTTATCTACGGTTATTGGTACGTCTTCTTGAACTCTTGCGAATGGTTTCGCAGTGATATTCACATCGAACTCTCCCCATTCAACGATATCGTTTTCTGCATCCCCAATATCGATAGTCTGGATAACATAATAGACGTTGGGATCATCAGAGAATTCTAATTTCTTTGCATAATTTAACCAATGACGCATGATATAAAACGATTGCTTGAACGCTTGATGGTCTTCCACATCCTCTAAATAGTTATAGTGCAATGTAAACGACATGTCTTCAAACGAGTAATCTTGTACTAAGCCACCTAACCTTCCTAAAACAGAAGTCTCAACTCTCTGCCTTTTTGGAGAAGGTATGGTTGGTCTTTCCGCTAAAGCCAATTTATGCAAATAATCAGGAAATCCATCGATTATAGAATGTATACAATCAGTCATTTTTTCACATCCTTTTTAATACTAAAAAAACAGGAGAAATACTCTCCTGTTTAACGCCATGCCGAAGCATTATCATTTTGAACTTTTGTAATGCTATCAATGATTTGTTGAGTTGTTTGCTTCATAGTAACTTCATCTGCGTTACCATCAATTGTGAAATTGAATTCGTAGTTGTTCACAGGTTGAATCGTTTGTGCCCTAGATGAAACTGATGTGCTACTCAAGATACGATCACCAATTTCTTGCAGCACAGATCTTTTCAAAGGTAAAACTGCTTCAGGTCCTGCTTCACCGACACCGATAATATTCGGAGAATTAAACACACTACCTTTCGCATACCAATCAACACCCAACGTTGGGATTTTTCCCTTCAATGGATTGAATTCCCCACTCAATTTAAAATGTGGTAACGGAATATGTGGTATCGAAATATTCAGATTATCAAAGATGCCACTGATTTTATCTCTAATCCAATCAATCGGAGCGCTAACAGTCTTTTTGATACCTTCCCAAATGTTAGCAATTGTACTTTTAACATTATTGAATATGTCGGAAACAATACCTGCTAGATTGGACCAACCGCTTGAAATTGCATTTTTTCCATCGTTTACTTTGGAGCTAATAGTGCTTGTAATTCCATTCCAAAGATTCAAAGCAGTGTTTTTGATACCGTTCCAAATTCCGCTGATCCACGAAGATATACTATTCCAAACACTTTGAATGGCACTTTTAGCTGCGTTTATAGCATTGCTTATACTACTAGTCACACTATTCCAGATATTTGATGCTGTAGAGCTGATTGAATTCCAAATTCCACCTAACCAACTAGATACAGTTGACCAAATATTTTGAATTACTGTAGCAGCTGCTTGTACCAAGCTAGTGATTGTATTCTTGATACTGTTCCAAATACTAGAAGCTGTTGCACTAATTGAATTCCAAATATTTGAAGCCGTAGTACTAATAGATGTCCATATACCATTCCACCATGCCACTACTGGATCAAATATAGTATGGAATGTAGTTACAATTCCGTTCCAAGCGATGCTTATCCATTGTGTCATAGTATCCCAAGTATTTTTAAGGAAATCAGAAATAGGTGTCCAAACAGCTTGCCAAGCTGCGCCTAATAACTGTCCAGCTACATCAAAAATACCCACGATAATATTAATACCAGCTTGAATCAATGACGTTATTAATGTCCATGGTATTTGAACAATTCCTACAATGTCTGCCCAAATAATCGACCATACTTCTTTGACTCCGTTCCAAATATTTGAAACCCAATCAACGAATGTTTGCCAAGTTTCTTGGACTCCTTGCCAGATGTTGGAAGCTCCTTCAACTAATCCGCTCCATAGCTCTCCAAACCAATCAGAAACTCCTTGCCAAATATCTTGAACCCAATCTACAAATCCAGACCAGGTTTCTTTAACTCCATCCCAAACTGATGAGGCACCTTCTTTTATACTTTCCCAAGTACCACCCAACCAATCAGTGAATTTACTCCATATTCCCTTAAACCAGTCAGTAATTGCACCCCAGTTTTTTATAATTGCTATAACTCCAGCAATAGCAGTAATAACTGCTCCTATTATTAATGTAGTAGGACCACCTAGAGCCATGAAGCCAACTATTATTGGCATTAATAAAGTAAATGCAGCAGTCAATCCGCCAATTGCTACGGCATAATCCTGTACTGGTTGTGGAAGATTATTAAACGCATCAGCCATCTTTCCTAGAAAATCAATTACTGGTTCGAGTGCATCTATGATTGTGTTGCCTATAGGAGCTAATGAATCCTTTAATTCAGCTATTTTCCCGTTCAACTCTTGCAACGGAGTAGTAGAATCTTCATTCATTTTTTGTGCAGATCCACTAACATCATCAAATGTATGGTTAACATCAGTTAAAGATTGGACAACTTTCATCGCATTATCTTCGCCAAGCGCAGACCAAATTGTCGAAGCTTTATTTAATTGGTCGTATTGACCATCCATATTGCTAAAATCTTGAATCATGGAATTAATAACGTCTTTTTGTGTTCCTCCGCCATTTTTCCACTCTTCAAAAGCTTTTCTAGTACTTTCACTAAACATATCCATGTTTTGCTCAAATCGACCATCTGTTAACGATATTCCCATTTCCTTAACTAAGTCATTGACTTTATCAAGGTTATAAGCACCCGCATCTAAACCATTTTGAAGCATTCCGAACGTTTCATCAGCTGAATATCCCATTTGACTCCATAATTGGCTATATTCTGCCATATTGTCGCCTAATTCGTTCGTTTTATCTAAACCGTTTTGAGTACCCGAAACCATTAAATCCATTGCATCTTGAGCACTCAAGCCGAAATTGACCATTAAGCCATTTACACCACGTAACGTTTCATCCATATCAGCGCCCATGGTGTTTTCTAGGACCATAGCTTGTTCCGTGATATTTTGTAAATCTTGATTATTTAAATCGCCTAAATTACGCTTTACCAAAATCAATGCATCTGTGGACTGATCTAACGATTCTCCAAAACCTTTATAATAAATGTCTCTGGCTACATTCGTTAATTCTTCAGCCTCTTGTTTAGACAAACCAAAATTAGCTTGTATCTTACTCTGGGAACTACCTACACTGTTAGCAGAGTCCACTGCTTGTTTCCCTAATTCTGTAAGCTTATCGCCAATGTCGCTTAAAACGTCAGAAGCTTCCATTAAATTATTCATATCTATTTTGCTTCCGATATCGTCCAAGTTAGTTGTATCTACATTTTTAGCAGCTTGTCCTAACTCTTCAAATTCACGTTCAGCATCATTAAGCTTCGCTTCCATCTGCATTGCTTCTGTGGATGTAGCGCCAAATTCAGACTGTGTAGCTTCTAACTGTCGTCTTAGGATATCTATCGTTTTCTCCGCATTTTCAGATTGTTGAGAAACATATTCTTGGGCTTTCGCTAATTTCTCGGCTTCAGAAGCTGATTGACCAGCAGTTGCTTGCCATTTTTTGTATTCGGATTCAATCAGAGAAGCACTAGCTTGAACATTTTTTTGTTCACTATCCAACTGTTGCATTGTAGACTCGTACGTCTGTATTTCGCCTTTTGCTTGAGCTAGTGCATTACTCGTTTTATCAATTTCGTTTGACAAACGTTGTTGCGCTGTTTGTTGATTAATCAGTTCCCTTTCAAGTTTCTGAACTTCGGTGGAATTTTCTCCATAATATTTTTTCGCATTGGCTAAACGTTGGCTAGTTACTTCAACTTTTTGACTTTGTAATTCATACTGCTTCTCTAAAGAAGATAATTTACTTCCTAACTTGTCTGATTCAGAACCAGTCTGTTGTAATTGAGCTTGTTCTAGTTTTAATTCTGCTCTATTTTTAGTTAATTCAGCGCTGATTTCTTTTAACGTAGATTTCAATCCGTCATCGTTAGCTACGAAAGTTACTTCTGCTTCTGTTCTCTTTTTAGCCATTTTTTACCTCCTTTCTTTAATTTTTTTGGGATTGATTTATTGCGTAGTTCTTCCATCCTTCATAAGCGCTCTTGTTGTAAGCCATTTGTAAAATGTCATCTAAACAGATATCGCTTAAAACTAAATCTGAAGGCATAGAAAAAACGTCGGTCAACATCGAATAGACATCGACCCACGTTTCAACTAAGAGCTTTGGCATTTTTACTTTTGAAGCTTTTTTTCCATATTTGCTTTTTCGAATTCTTTTTGATAGGCATCTCGTGCTTGTTTGAACATCATCAATTGATAAATATAGCTGGCAGTAGCCATATCAAAATCCCATTTATCGATAAATTCATCGAATGAAATATAATCAGTCATGTTCGCTTGGCGGTAAGCAATATACACAGCCTTTGCACCTTGAATAACAGAAATATCCATGGATCCTTTTCCCACAGTCATTTTTGCAAACTCGTCTGTGTTAAAATCTCTATTGATCATCAATAATTTCTTGATATTCAGTTTAGGTTCTAAATTCAAAATTGTTCCATCGTTTAGTTCAATTTTTGAGTAATCTTCGTTCATTTTGCTACCTCCGTTTTATGTTTAAGCTTGTGTCGTTGTAGTAGTGGTTGTTGAACTCTTTTTAATCACATCAGCAGATAGATTCGTCATCCATTGATCTGTTAAGTCTTCTTCAAGTTCTGCAACAATTGCTTCATGATAGAATTTACCAAATTCATCTTGCATAACTTTTGTTTCTAGTTCTAACGCAGCTACTTCATCCGCACCATTTTCAATAGAGAATGTTAATCCTGTATTTGAAGTGCATGCTAACATACCAACTAACTTGCTATTTTCTTCGAAGTCATCCACGATCTCTGCAGCAAGTGAGAAATCTTCGCCTACGGAATCAGGACCGTAAGAGTAAATGCCTGGTTTAATACGTTCATCTTGTTTCAATCCATTGAAACGTCGATAAACTTCCATCGGTACATGTGCAGTAATTGTTACCGTCATATTGATTGGTTTAGATTTTGATTTTACTTCTGTCGCTCCACATTTTTTAACCACCGTTTGCATTTCTGTTTCGCCATCTAATTGTCCGTTACAATCTGTTGCGATTGCATTTTCTGCGTTCTTAAAATTAAAAGCAATTCGTTTGATACTCACGTTATCGAACGTTGTTACTACAGTTGTTGTTTTAGCCATTGTTGTTCCCCCTATTTATTTAATTTATCGAATTGACGAATCAGAAGTTCTGTAATTGGATCAAGTGCAAGACCTAATCCTCTTCTCATAAATTCGTCTGGCTGATTTCTTTTAGAAGTACCTATCCCCAAATCAGGATATTTTAAATACTCAAATTTTCTTGTAGGTCTAATGATGAAACCCAAATTAATATATTGAGTCTTAAGTGGACGACTATTTTTTGCGTGTTGGTGTCCTCTTCTTAAATCTGCTTCAGAAACAGGAATTTTTTCCGTAATCCTATCCACTGCAATATCTGAACCTTTTGATTTCAATGCTTCGTTAATCAGTCGTTCGCTCTCGCTTGAATAGCGTTCCATCCGCACAAGAAGTTCATCATGTCCATTTATTTTTAGCTCCCAACTATTTTTAGCCATGACAATCACTCTTCAATAATCGTCTAAACGTAAATACCAATTGATCGATATAGCGATCTTGATTTTCTAGTTTTAAATGGTTGGGATCCATTCTCTGAAAACGAATCGAACGATTTTGAATCAATGAAATAATATCTAGTGAATCTCCTGTTAAATCTTCTCTATTTTCTGAATAGAAAGTTAGATATAGATTTTGACCCACGCTATATTTTGGTTCAGTGATCATTTCTATTTCTCCTGTTTCGAGAATGAAGTAATTAAAATCATCAGGTAGCTCATCCTCGCCAACAGAGTCTTGAAAGAGTTTTAGCTTAAAATGTTCTTCTAAGGAAGTTTTGATAGCAGAAATTTGCTTATTTAAACGTTCTTTTTCTTTAGAATTATCAATCACCATATTCACCCACACTTTCAAGATAAAAATAGATATAAAAATTATCGTAATCGGCATAGATAACGTTGTAACGCATACTATTGATTACGATAAAATATTGATCTTTATTAAATTTCTTGGCGATTGGATGAAATGGTGTCTTTACTTTCTTAGTTAATTTCGATCCCATCGCATCCATAGCTGTTATATCGCTATCTCTCATGGAAAGATTTCTAAATTTTAAAGAAGTGATTTCTGTATCTTCTACACCAATCTTTTTTCCTAATTCATTTCTTTTTGTGGTTTGCGTCAAAATCTTTAACCATCCATCGTTGAACGTTTCTTCGAGTCTACGATTATTCGCCATTCCCATCACCTGCAATATATTCTTGTAGCGCATAATGTTGAATGAAACCTAATAACTCACTAGCGAAATTTTGTTCAAACTCATCTAAAGCACGATTCCAGTCGTATCTACATCTTTCGATTAGCAATCCGTATTCTAAGCTTTCAGGAGAAAAAGAAAGAGTTGTACTCACTTTACTTTGAAGATAAACGGCATTTTTAGCTATCATCTTTTTAATTGACTCATCTTCTTCATTCCAGGTAACGTAAATATTATCCTTCACAGCTGTTAGCAATTCTTCAGTCACTTGTTCAGGCGTCATCTAACCACCGCCTTAATTGCTTTAACATATGCGTAAGAGCATTTTTTCTTGTTTACAAATGATAAATCTTCATCAAAAGGTGTGGAAGTCACGTATCTCCCTTTGAAAAATAAATCTTCATCATTTGTTGTTACTCCAGCATTATGCAAGATTTTTACTTCTTTAAATTTTTCTATTGGATCAGTAGCAAAACAAAAGTTTAATTCCTCGTGAACTTTAGGACCAATATTGAAATACATCATGTTCCAAAGCTGTGCCCACATCTCGGCTGTCCAAATCTGTACATTTGTTTTTTGCCCTCTAAGGTAGCGATATAGCCGATTAGAATCCAGATAAACCTTTTTCCAATAATTCGCTTTAGGACGGTTAATAACCCACTGTGCGCCTCCTGAATTAGTGTTTATAGTTTCCAAAGATTCTACTGTAACATTTACAATATTTGCCATATCTTTTAGAATATTTTCTCCGTTTTCACAGCTTCTAATATAATCAAGACTTAGATAACTACAGCAGTCACTACAATACCAAACATCATCTTTAGAAGGCAATTTGCGCAAATTAATTCTTTTATTGAAAATGACATCCGAATCGATATAGAAATATCGGTCGTTCTCACGCGAATGATCTTCTTCTAAATATTTCCACCATAAATATGGTTTAATCGAAGGAATATACTCTTTGTCGTCCCGCAGATCATCGTACACATGAACTTCAACGCCATATTCCTTCTCAAAAAAAATAGGAATCTGATCATCGTGTCTGCTGAAAAGCAATATGATGTCTTTGATTCCTAGTTTCTTCAGATTAGTTAAACAAACTTCAAGCTCCCATTTAAACCGATTGATTGCCGGCTGACAAAGAATATACTTCATTCTGATCACCTACGCTTGTGTTGTAGTTGTTGTGGTTGTTGGTTTTGTAGTTGTAGTAGTAGTTCCCAAAGCGCTAATATCTAATACAATGAAACTATCATTACGTTTAGGTTGTCCGTTTGCATATTGTTTAGCTAGATAAATGCGTTCGTCTTCAACAAAATGGTATTCATCTGAAGCTTCAATTTTTAGCGTAGATCCTACACCCATGAAGTAATCTGAAGCTACCCCAATAACTGCTTTTCCTTCTGGCACAGCAGTTGACTGCAAGTCTGAAACTGGTACTGGCAATACTTGTACATATTCTCCATTAGCAGTTAGTACAGTTTTAGCTGGGAAAACTTTAGACCAGTAATCTGTTGGATTCACAATTAGGACCACATCAGAAGGATTTACATTACGATAAATCGGATCATCTACGCCTTCGATATTGAATTTTGATAGTCGTGCCATCAAATCGCCCATAGTTGCAGCATCTAAAGCTGTAATAGGTTCTGCTGTTTTTTCAGCATATTCTCCGCTAGTTTGTTTGCTCATGTCACGCATCATTCCAACTGGCATATCTTTACCAGTACCATCAACAATTGCTTGTTCTAATGCAATTCTCAACGATTCAACTAAAACAGTACGAACATAACGATCTAACCATACTGGACCTAAGTCAAGCATTGCCTTACATACAGGGATATAACCTGATAGCTTGAACTGCTTCATGTTAATTACGTCAAAGCCATTATCTAAAACTCTTTTAACAGCTTCGCACAGTTTACCCCACCATGCTGGATTGACTCCACGTGACACAATCCATTCTGTTACACCAGTTGTGTTAACAAAAGTAATTTTTTGCAATAGTGGATGAGATTGTTCTAGATCTTCAAATACGCGTTCAAATACAGTAGCTGGTACTAATTCTTCAACCCCTGCAAAACCTTCGTTATTCACCACTTCGTTATAGAATTTTGTTTCTTGCGTAGTTAACACACGCTGACCACGATTCATTAATACTAATTGATCTTGATTTTTTGCTGTTGCTTCTTCTAAAATTTTATCCTGAATTTCCTTAGATAAGCTTACCATAGCTGCGCTAAAAGATTCTTCGTTACCATCTTTAAAAGCCTTCATCAATTGGTCGCTTGCAGCTGTTACACCTTTTAAATTTTTAACTGTCATTATTTTGCATCTCCTTGTCCAAATGTTTTATTTAATGCTGCTGTAAATGCAGCAATTTTTTCTGCTCTTTTTTCTTCAACTTCATTCAAAATTTCTTCAACGCTTTGTTCTTTTTTAGCTTCAGTACCTGAGCTATTTTCTGCATCGATAATTTCATCGACCAATCCATAACTCAAAGCTGTTTCTGCATCCATAAACGATTCTTTTTCAAGAAGTTCTTGCAATGCTTCATCTGTGCCATTGAATCGTGTTTTATATGAAGCCGTTACCGATTTATCAATTGATTCCAGTTGGTCAGCAATCGTGCGAAAATCATCGACATTTCCTTCTCCATATGTGGAAGCGCGGTGAATCATCAATTGTGCATTGTTGTAGATTTTTATAGTATCGCCAGCCATTGCGATAATTGAAGCAGCACTAGCGGCTAAGCCGTTAATCACAACGTTAACTTTTGCTTTATTTGACTTAAGTAAGTTCCCAATAGCAATCCCTTGAAATACGTCTCCACCGTTTGAATTAATCACTACTTCAATTTCTTCTTGATCACCTAGACTATCCAAAATATTTTTGATTCCCTTGTCAGTATTCCCTTCAAAGAACCAACTAGAACCAATAAATCCCTGAATAAAAATTTGCGGTACTGTGCCTTCATTCTTTACTGCTAGAAATGTTTTCATTGTTGTCATTCGCCTCACCTCCTTTCGATACTTGTTGGTTGTTTTTAGTTATAAATATTTCATCTGCCATCGCCTTGTCAGAGCGATCATTTCCAACGCGTTCTCTTCCTTCGTTGATTGTAAATACCCCATTTCTAATGCCTACATCAATAGCGTCAACCAAATCTTTGAAGCTAGTAATCTTGATCATAGTTGTATCCACACGTACAAAATTCCCTGACAAGTATTCTTCTGCTTCATAGAGACTAGCGTTAAACGCATCCTGAATAAGTTCAGCAATCGGTATGATTTCGAACATTAAAAAAGCGTCCACTTGATCCGATAACCCACTCATGTCTCCCTTTAGTAGGTTTTTCGGAACGTGAAACGCTGCTGCTGTCATCTCAAAGATGTCGTCTATTAAGTTTTTTATATCTCTTGAATTGCTTTGGAAGTTTCCGCTGAAATCTTCTAAATTGAATCCTTCTTGTAGTTGGAATACTGCCCCTGCATTGTCCGCTTCCATGAATGGTTTGAACTGCGATGTCATCATTTTATTGATTTGGTCTTGTGTTGTATTGTCTTGTGGTCGAAATAAATTCCCTTTCAATACGTATCTACGAGCGTTAGAACGCTTATAAACATTCATAGCACTAGAAATGAGTTTCCCATACGCTTGATAATACGCATCGACTAGTTGCCTGATTTGTTGATCTGCGTATTTTATATAGATAACATCACTTTCTAGAAATTCTCTATCAAGGACTATGTTGTTAATTTGTACTTGAGAAAACACATCATCTTTTAATGCATACTCTGTGACATCCCAACTATCCGCAATAAATATTTCGCTAGAATTATTAGACGGAGAAACGATCAATACTTCATTGTAGAATATTAATCTCCTGATCAGTTTTTTTCTAAATTCTGTTGCATTATTTTTCTTATTAGGAGCTACATTCAGCCTATAGTAAAGATCATTCTTTTTATTTTTTCCATCTTCATATGACTTGAATTCCGCTTTACTCATCGCATTTGCAATCAAATCAATACAAGTTTCAATCGCAAATTTTCGATACACAAAATCAACTTGCAATTTACAAAAGTATTCTTCTAAAGGAACCGTTGCTTTTTTTGTGAAGTATCCTACCGCCTTTTGAAAAATCCCCACTTTCTCACCTCCTTTCAAGTTAGAATACTAGAGGAGTAAATCCAGTTCCTGTATTTTCTACTGAACTATTTGTGACTGTTACAGGAGCAGAATCATAAATATCATCCAAAAAATTCAAACCATGAAGGAATGAAAAAAAGCCATCCGTTTTTCTAGTTTCAGGTTCTATTTTTTCATAGCGTATATTCCCATTAGAAATATGCTCTTCATATACATTCATGCAATACCAACGCATAATTGCATCATCACCAAAATATAAACGTTGATTAATAAAAAGGTCATCAACCAGATCTTTTAACATACCATGTGTAACAGATCCGCTTCGAACAATTTCTACAGTAAAACCTGCTTCTTCTAAAGCGGGCTTCAATATTTTTGCACGGTACATATCCATAGCAATTTTTTTAATGTAATATTTATTACTCATTTCAAGAAACCAACCTACGATATAATCAGCTTCTATATTTTTCCCATGAACGATCTGTGATTTACCTTGATCTATAGAAATATCTATAATCTCTCGTTTTATGTTCTGTAATCGAAGAGCTGATTCGTGGATAAAAGTATGTTGTGTAAAATACACATCTTTATCATATTTTCCTAGCAACCCAACGCTGGCAAAATCTCGTCTATCAGCAAAATCGACTGTTCCTATCACTTCATCCATTTTTTCAGGAAATTCTTTTTCTTTCGTATGCAGAACATCATCATATGAAGCAACAGCAAAGCGTGTGTCTTCCATTGGTCTGTTCATTCGTTTCGTCATGAACGTAAGTCTTAAACCAGCATTACGTTGCATTTGAGAGTATTCTTGAAACATTTTCCGTTTTAGATCTGCATTGTAATTAATAGTTGGACAAGCTTTTTCCCACATGTCGGGATCATCAACTTCATTATCGTTATCCAAGCGACAAATAAATGGAAACAAACTAGAAAATTCTGCTCCATCCTTGTCAATTCCAAGTTCTCCAGAAAGAATCATTTTTGATTCTTCTATAATGTCATCAAGCGGACCACCACGAACATGACCATTAGTTGTATCATAAAATTCTCTATAATCTCGAATTTTACCACCACCAGAAGTAGCCACATTTATCATTGAATAATCTTCATTTTCGTGAATTTCATCAAAGCGGTTTGCACCTGGTCGCTTCCCGTCTTTTGTTCTAGCGTTTGCCGTGTTATAACGAAGTTTGCTATTTGTAGCAATATTTTGAATAACTTCCTTCGTAGCTTTAAATACTTTTTTATCTAAATCTGGATGATCTTTAATTACTTTAAATACATCATCAAAACTAGTCTTTGCTTGGCTTTCGTTATTGGCATAAATATCAATATCATAATTTTTAACACCGTGTTTTGCAGTCAGCAAGAAAAAATTGTTCCAAGAAGCAAAACCAGTTTTACCATTACCACGTCCCATTAATGAAAGATATCTATTGAACACTAGCGTTTTATCTTTTTTCCATCGGACTCCATAAATAAAACATTGTAGAAATTTTTCCCACGGAATTAATTCAAATGGAAAGTATTGTGCTGGTATATTGATTGAATCCTCTACCATTTGCTTATCGAAGTAAATATCTTCTCTAGTAAAGACTCTTTCTTCTAGATACTTTTTTAGCAATAATTGCTCTTTGCATACCTTGATAGTGCCTTCTTCTATAGCTTTGAACCAATTTTCAATATGCTTATAACTCAGGAATTGATTCATTTGCTTCACCTACCAATTCAGGAGTAATGGCAAGTTTATCCAACATCAATCCCATTTGTTTATTGACAGAAACAAGCAACGCTACTGATTCATTCTTTTTACCATTCTCCAATCTAATGCCGTTCTCGGATATATCTTCTTCCAGTGATATCGCCGTTTCCCATAAACTGATATAACGATCAACATTATCTAAGAATGGCTCAATATTTGTTTTCTGACTTTCCAATTGGCTTATTAAAGAGCGGCGTAATTTTTCTCTGTAGCGATTTTGAGACAATTCGTTTTTAAACATTCTAGCCCTCCTTTCATGATAAAGTTCGAAAAAATATTTTTTCCTGACAGCCCCCTCCGTTTCATCACCCCCAAAAAATTTGCGATTTATTTTAAGGGGGGGTTATCTCACCATCGGAATGAAAGCTTCAGCGAAGTCAATGTAATAATTAATCTCTTCAATGCCATATCCAAAAACATTTTTTATTCTTTCAACGTTATTATCTTTATTCAACGCTTCTCTTACTTGATTCACTTTGTATTTACTACAACAGTTATCTGATAACAGATCCCTGATGCCTACATAGCGAACGTATATCAAACGTTTAATTAATCCTTGTGTATAAGATGAATACTCTTCAATCTTTTCTGTATCATACTCTCTGCCATTGTCATTGATGATCATGCACTTACCACCTTTCACTTGCGTCGAAGTTAGCAAAGCTTTCTATCTTCTTCTCTTGTTTATCTAGTGCTGTAAGATATCTGCCATGAACTTCATTATGATGTTCAACACATAAACAAATAAGATTATCTAAATCTAAAGCTAAGTCAGGTCTATCCTTGACTTCCTTTATATGATGAACGTTCTCTACTCTATGATACTTACCTAGTCTTCTACACTCTTGGCATTCATAGTGGTCTCGTTTCATCGCTTTCTCTCTAAGTCTGCGCCATTTAGGAGACTGATAGAACTTAACCAAACGATCTTCTCTTATCAACTGTAATAGCCATCTATAGAATTCCTCGGTCATGCCCCGTCTCCTTTCGCAATCTTATTTAATGCTTAGCTATTCTTTTGCCATACAATGGAATAACTTCATTGCTTTCCTTTCGTTTGTATGTATTACTCTGTATTGGTCTTCTAAACTCATGTACTTTTTCGCCATTACCTTTATGAACGGTGATTACTTCATACTTCTGTTCTAAGTATTGTGGTCTATACATTGTCGTGCCTCCTTTGTGCAAAATAAAAAGACCACTCAAAGAGTGATCTAATATGTAATAGCAACCTACACACAGACAAGTCTAATACTTCCTGCGCCTACCCACTTCCTCAATACCTCGGTTGCTAGCGGTTTTACTTTCGGGATCTTGTACCGCAAACCCAAAGACACTGGAGTGGAATCGCACCACACACGAGAACTTACCAGGCTCTCACGAGGCTACTCGCCATTTACCGTTGCGTCTTCTACTTCCGCCACAGCGATAAAATTTTATTGTGAAAATAAATACTAAGCGTATAATTTTATTTATCAGCGAGTGGTCCGCTGAAATAGACGAAAGGAGCAATTCGTATGCCATATTACATTGCTAACCAAAATCAAGATGACAAAGGTCGCCACGAGGTGCACCGAAGTACATGTCATCGTCTCCCTGAGAAAAAGAACCAAGTAGAGTTCGGTTACTATTCTAACTGTACAGAAGCAATACGAGCAATCAAAACATTAAATCCTTCTTCAAAATTTGATGGCTGTTACTACTGTTGCCCTAATTGCCACAGAGGTTGAGTACCATGAGGAGCAGTATCATCTGCTTCTCTATTTTTTTAAATTTCGATATTTCTCTACTGAACGATACTCAATAGTTTCTTCCAAATGCTGCTTGTAAGCTTTGCCAACCGCAGCAAGTTCATTAATTTCCATTTTTTGCTGAGTGATTACACTGATCAATTGATCACGATCCATATTCTCATATGCTGCAACTAATCCATTTTCCATAATGTGCCTCCTCGAAATAATATTGATAGACAACAGTGTACGAACAATTCTGCAAGAGTTGAGTTCACATCCTTGTTAGTATTCACTGCTGTCTATCGAAGCTTAATTAAACGATGAGGGAGATTTCCTCCCTTACATTTTATTTTGTCTCAGACCTATCACTAATCTTTCGACACTATCATAATACAACATTGAATAGGTAAGTGATTGGTATAAAAAAGGTATAAAATGGAAACCAAATGGGTAATAAAAGGGTATAAAAAATGTAAAAACTGGCTACTTGAAAGCAACCAGTTCTAACGATGAAGCAAATTGAATGATAATCTTGTTTGATTCTAGCTTGACAGATTCTTCACTCGTGTTATTTCTTTGAGCAGTTACATAAATGGGCAGACCATTGATATAACGATCATAGAATATCTTCTTGCGCCTTTCAGTCACATCAGGCTTATGCGGATGCTGTATCGCTGAATAGCCTCGAACAAACAATTTATGCAGATACTCAAATTCTTCTTGTGCTTCTTCTTTATCGATCAGCATTCTTTCTGCTTCAAATATATGATCAGCTGTAGAAGATGGAACCAAGGAATAAGATGCTGTCACTTTTGGTTCTCGAGGTTGACCTATCCTACATCTAGCTGACAGATATGCTGAAAGAAAAACACCAACATTATGTTTTGTGCGATCCATATCCACATCTTTTGCCTCTGGTGTCTCATACTTCTTTACATCGAAAAGTACCATCCATTGATTCCTCCATTTATGATATAATAATTGTGTCAGAATTATTAATTAAGGTCGGAGGAATCCGGCTTTTTTTATACCCATGCTTATGCTAAGCTTTTCAAGTAGCGAGGTTGCACTCGTTACCCATATACATGTTGAGCTATCTGGCGGAAAACAGATGGCTCACTATTTCAATATTCTGCTAAGGACAGCCAGTGGTCGGCTGTCTTTTTTATATTTTAATGAGAAGCCTTACTTATTTTTTTATCTTTATTACGAAAAATGATATTATCTATTGATAATAAAGCGTATAGGAGATGGTTGAGTGACTATGTGGAGCATGCTGTTATTTTGGATTCCCGTTTGTATTGGTATCGTCGCATTTTGTTACTTTGTCAAACACTCTAGAACAAATAAGCTCCTCATGTTATCTTTTTTACCTATAGTATTTTTTATTGTACAAATTGTTAAATATACCTATATTGAATCGCAAGAAATATTCATTTTTTATGTGGTAGGTTTATTTATCTCTGTGGTCTTTTTCATAATGATACTTTCCTATTTTTATAAAAAATAAATTTTTCTCTTAGAAGTACATTTTTTCGCTGTTTATATAGCCTTCATATCCACTAATCGAACAACTGCAATATTCGCTTTGCTCTTCGCTAGCTCTTTGTCACAGTCCATCGTATTCTCAATACGAATAACTGCTGAATGATTGTAGACGTGTTCTACATATCCACGAAATGGATAGATGAACCCTTCTGCTTCGCAGCGAACCACGTCACCGACTTTGACTTTTGGTTTCTTACGTGTTTTAGGGTTCTTTGTCGGCATATCTAGCATTAAACCGCCGATACCATGACTACTAGCGTAAAATCCGTCTTTTAGTTTCATTATGCTTCCTCCAATTTTATAGATAATGTTTTCGCAGATGGTGATTCTACTTTTCTTAACTGCGCTATATCTTTGTTTGCTGATCTTTTATCAAAATACTCCTGAGCTCTCCTCTTGTTTTTTGTAAAAACAGGTTTGCTATCATTCCAGTGATGAAAATAAACTTTCTTAAACGAACCATCTTTGTAATCGAACAGATAAAATGCTATTTTGAACATTCATTCCGCTTCCACTGGCACAGCAAACGGCTAGTAGTTTTCATTTGCTGATTTAATCGTAAGTTCATCTAATTTTGCGACAAAACCTTTTCTAGGTTCTTTTGTATGAAATATTCTAGTTTCATCACTTGTGATCTCATAATGTAGATACAAATACTTTGTTTTAAGCTCCGCTGCCTCTTCATCCCAAACTTCATATGGTAGTCTCACATAATACAACGGCTCTTTCTCGACCTCGTAGCCGTCTATCCAAGCACGAGCAACTAATTCTTGATGGTCTGCTTCAAATAACCAATCTTCATCTTCTGTTATTCTTTTATATTGATTAACACCATACTCATACGAACCTGATAGACAACTAATTAAATCAGCTTTTTCTTTACATAGTTCTATCCAATCCGCCACAAACTTCGGCACAACTGACTTCTGCGGTTCTTCTAGTTGTTCTAAATCACGAATAAAATTAGCAAATAAATCTTGTCTCGAAGCATTCACAGATGGATGTTTCCAATCTTTTGGTTCTTCAGCATATTTTGTTTTATATCTTTCAATCAATTCTTGTTTATTCATCGCTGTTCCTCCAAGTATTCGTCTAATATCTTTTTATATTTCTCTACAAATTTGAAACGATCTTGATGAAGTTTCTTGCTCCAATTTGTTTGCCGATCCAGCTCACGCATCTGATCGAACCCTTTTTGAATTTCGTTGTAATAAAATTCAATGTTTGCTGCTGCTTTCCAATGCCTGCTACTTCGCACTCCTGCTCCTGTTTCAGCCATTTCTAACTTAACTAATTCCGCTCGTTCTTTTGATTTTTTGTCTTTCTGAATCTTCATCATGATTTTCTTGAGGATGATATCACTGTATTGTGTAATGAGATCCATTATTTCTCCTCCACATACCTAAACTGTCGTCCTTTTGAATCAATCCACAAGCTCCTAGCTCTATCCCAGATAATGTTTTTGCTTAATCCAGTAATTTCAGATAACTGTTCAGCAGTACCTGTTACTAGAATTCGATCACCACGCCAGATTGCAATTTTTCTCGGCGTTTTCCGTTTAGGCTTTTCAGCCCACATTAAGTTGCCGAGCTTTTGGACTTCTGCAACTATTTCTTTGTCTTCTTGCCAAGATTCTGACTTGGTTAATTCAGCAATTCGTTTCATTGCTACTTTCTTATCCACGATCATTCCTCCAATCTACGAATTTCCCTTCTTAAATTCTCTACATGCAAATCGATTGCCTTCCTCGCCGTTTCATTAATCATTACTGCCTTTGTCCGCTCCAGATCGTCAATCTCACGCTGAAGGCTTCGAATACGCATTTGAATCACTTCTTCTGTTGTCATGATGATTCCTCCACGTATCTAAACGTTCTCTTCTTAGCGTCTGTGTAGCCACACCTTGCTCTTTTCCTCACGATTTTCTCGTGCAAGCCTGTGAGACTTGCTAACTGTTCAGCTGTCCCTGTCACTAGAAGTTTGTCACCGTGCCAAATTGCGATTTTTCGTGGTCTTGGCTTGTTACTCTTGTCTGCCCACATCGCTCTTCCAAGCCTCATCACTTCTGAAGCAGCTTCTTTGTCATTTTGCCAATCTTCTGAATAAGTCAATTCGATAATTCGCTGCATTGCCGCTTTCTTATCCATCCC